GACAACCGGCCGACCGAGGCCGACATCATGAAGAAGATCAGAGGTGCGAAGAAATGAGCGACTACAAAGGCATCGCGTACCTTCAGCGCAAGCTGGCGATGAAGCGCCCGCGTGTGCTGCTCCGGTACGCCTTCTATGAGCAGAAACAGCGGGCGAAGGACTTCGGCATCTCCACACCCGAGGGCCTGGAGTGGTTCCAGGCTGTGAACGGCTGGTGCACGAAGGCAGTTGATGGCCTTGCAGACCGGCTGCAGTTCGATGGGTTCGAGGATGACACCTTCATGATGCAGGATATGTTCAACCTGAACAATCCTGACATTATTTTCGACAGCGCTCTGCTTAGCGCACTGATCAGCAGCTGCTCTTTCTTCTACATCAGCCGGGGCGAAGATGGTCCGCGGATCCAGGTCATTGACGGCGCGAACGCGACCGGCATAATTGACGATCAGACGAACCTGCTGACGGAAGGATACGCGGTCCTGAGCCGGGACGAATTCGATCAGCCGCTGACATACGCTTACTTCCAGCGCGGCGAGACCTGGGTCTATCAAGCCGGCATTACGGATCCAATCGCTCACGAGAGCACCGGCGCGGAATACGCAGCACTGGTGCCGGTGATCTACAAGCCGGATGCCCGGCGGCCGTTCGGGCACTCCCGGATCAGCCGGTCCTGCATGAGTATCGCTCTGTCGGCCATGCGGACTGTGAAGCGGTCCGAGATCGCAGCGGAGTTCTACTCTTTCCCGCAGAAGTACGCCACCGGCCTGAGCCAGGACGCGGAGGTTATGGATTCCTGGAAGGCAACCATGAGCGCGATGCTGTCCTTCACCCGGGACGATGAAGGCAACTCCCCGACGCTCGGGCAGTTCCAGCAGCAGTCAATGCAACCGCACGTCGAGCAGCTGAAGGCGTTTGCCTCGATGTTCGCCGGCGAGACCGGGCTGACGGTGGACGATCTCGGCTTCAATATGCAGAACCCGTCCTCCGCTGAAGCGATCAAAGCTTCGCATGAGACCCTCCGCCTGGCGGCGAGTAAAGCGCAGCGGTGTTTCGGATCCAGCTTCATCAATGCCGGATTCATTGCCGCCTGCGTCCGTGATAACTTCGCTTACAAGCGGGCCGAAGTATTCAAGACCCGCGCCGAGTGGCTGCCGGTGTTCGAGCCCGACGCGGCCATGATGTCGGCGATCGGCGACGGCATCATTAAACTGAACCAGGCGATCCCGGATTACATCGACGAAAAGCGGATGCATCGCCTGACGGGGATTAGATAATGGCTCTGACGTTTAGCGCCGTAAAGGCTGAGATTGCTTCCGCAGTGAATGGCGATTTCCGCGCTACGGTGCTGTGGACAAGACTCCACGAAAAGGGCGCCGGCTATAAGGACGCGCACGCCTATGCGGTCCGCGTCGGTGAGCTGACGGGGCGCGTGCTGAAGAAGTACCAGCCGGAGGACCTCAGCGAGTGGGATCTGAGCGATCTGATCCCGGGCTGCCTGGGGCTGAATCACAGCATGGTCTCCGCTGCGTGCATGGAAGCACAGAAGAACCTGAACCGGAAGGCGCGGGTCGGAATGCGGCCGCAGGAACCTGAGTTTGACGGCAACCGTGCTTACGGCATGGTCGAGCGGCTGAAGGATCGCGGCGAGGTCGGACCTGAGTTCTATGATCAGGTAACGAACTTCTCGCAGAACGTGGTTGATCAGTCCATCCGGGAGAACGCGGACGTCCAGTCCAGCGCGGGCCTGCATCCGAAGATCGTCCGCACGGCGGAGGCCAACTGCTGCAAGTGGTGCGATGATCTCGCCGGCACTTACGATTATGATGAAGTCCGCGAGACCGGGAACCCGATCTGGAGCCGGCACGATAACTGCCGATGCCTGATCGAGTATGTCGCGGATCGGCGTGACAGGGTGAACAATTACCGAAGGAGATGATGCCCTTTGAAAGGTGCGAGGGCCGGGCCGGAGGTGAGCAATGAGCCATGAGCCGGATCGGGAATCAGATTCCGACCCAGAGCATGGTTCTCCCGTACACCAAATCACTCGGTCAAGAAGCGGTGCAGATCTACAACATGTCCGGGAACACCTGCCAGCCGTGGCAGGAGCTGCTGACCTCGGACATCATGGCTGTCAATGATGATGGTCTGTGGGTGCATACTAAGTTCGGATACTCAGTTCCGCGACGGAACGGCAAGACAGAGATCCTGACAATGCGTGAGCTTCACGGCCTGTTCAACGGCGAGCATATTCTGCATACGGCACATCTGACAGACACGGCACACATCGCCTGGGAGCGCCTGTGCAACCGGCTGACGGAGATCGGTATCGAACCGAAGTCGACTTACAAGGCTTACGGCAAAGAGCGGATCGAGATGCAGACCGGCGGGATCGCAGAGTTCAGGACCAGGACCAGCTCCGGCTCGCTTGGATCCGGATACGACCTGCTGATCATCGACGAAGCGCAGGAATACACCCACGCGCAGCAGACCGCGCTGAACTACGTTGTCAGCTCTTCCAGGAACCCGCAGACGATAATGTGCGGGACGCCGCCGACAGCTGTGTCATCCGGCGACGTGTTCCGGGAATACCGCGACGCCTGCCTCCGCGGGGACACTCCCAACGGCGGCTGGGCTGAATGGTCCGTCGACCACAAGACCGACGTCCGGAACAAAGATGCCTGGTATCTGACTTCGCCGTCACTGGGCACGATCATCACAGAGCGGATCGTCCAGGATGAAATCAACGGCGACGATATCGACTTCAACATTCAGCGCCTGGGCCTGTGGATCCGGTACAACCAGCAGAGCGCGATCAGTGAGCCCCAATGGGATGAGCTGAAGGCGGAAACGCTGCCGAAGCTGGTCGGCCGGGTGTTCGCCGGCGTTAAGTTCGGCAAGGACGGTCAGAATGTGTCGCTGAGTGTGGCCATCAAGGCAGACGACGGCCGGATCTTCGCGGAGGCGATAGACTGCAGGGATCAGCGGGACGGTTATGATTGGATAATCAACTTCCTGCTGAAAACCGATCTTCAGAGCGTTATCATTGACGGTGCTTCCGGGGTCGAAGGCTTCACCAAGCAAGCCAAAGACCAAAAGCTGAAGGGCCTGAAGACGGCGACCACAAAGGATATCATTGCAGCGTCGTCCGAGTTCGAGCGACTGATCGCGGCGAAGGAACTGGTCCACATGGGCCAGCCGTCGCTCAGGCAATCAGTCTGCAACTGTCAGCACCGCGCCATCGGTTCGAGTGGTGGGTACGGGTACAAGACTCTTGACGATGACATTGACGTGTCACTGATCGAGTCTCTGACGTTAGCGGTTCACGCGTGTGCATCGGCCAAAGAGCCGAAACAGCAACGCGTTTTTTATTGAACCAATCATTACGCAACCATGCGGAAAAATGGGAGGAATAACAATGGCAGACTTTCAGGCAATTACGACTCAAGAGGAGCTGGATTCTATCATAAAGGACCGGCTCAAACGTGACCGTGAAGCGCAGTCGAAGAAGTTTGAGGGCTGGATCTCTCCGGAAGATCACCAGAAGGCGATCGACGAAGCGACCAAGGCTCTGAACGACTACAAGGCCGCGCATGACGGTGACGAGCAGACGATTGCAGACCTTAAGGCAAAGAATCAGGAATACGAGACGGCAGCGTTAAAGAGCCGGATTGCCCGAGAGGTCGGCCTGTCGTATGAGTGGATCGGCAGGATCAGCGGAACGGATGAGAAATCAATTCGCGCTGACGCTGAATCGCTCAAAGAACTCGTTGGCAGCCAGGCAACGCCGGCACCGCTGCCTCCGAGATCCACGGAAACACCGCCGGCAGATGCAAAAGCGGCAGCACTCAAAGGAATGCTGTCCGGATTAAAATTAGGAGGTACATAACATGTCTGCTGTGAATGCGAGCACACTTTTCCCCCGTGAACTGGTTACCGAACTGTTTTCCAAGGTCTCCGGCAAGAGCTCCGTTGCGAAGCTGGCCGGCCAGACTCCGATGCCCTTCTCTGGTATCGATGTGATGACCTTCTCCCTGGACACCGATGTGGCCATCGTCGGCGAAAGCGCCGCCAAGCCCGCCGGTGATGCGACCGTCAGCACCGTGACCATCCGGCCCATCAAGGTCGTCTACCAGAGCCGCGTCAGCGACGAATTCATGCACTGCGCCGAAGAGAAGCAGCTGCAGTACCTGCAGGCGTTTACTGAAGGCTATGCCAAGAAGATCGCCCGCGGCCTGGATATCATGGTCTTCCACGGCCTGGATCCCAAGACCAACTCCACCTCTTCCATCATCGGAGCGAACTGCCTCGACCGTGCCAGCTCTGTGGCCCTGGAAGCCTATTCCAGCGCCGCTGTTGAAGGCGACGTGACCGCGGCTATCGCTGCCCTGGGTGACGGCTATGTCTGCAACGGCATCGCGATGTCTCCTGCTTTCGCCACAGCTCTGTCTCAGGTGAGCCTGTCCGGCGGCCAGAGGCCCTATGAAGAGTTCATGTGGGGCGGCAATCCCGGCGCGATCCGCGGCATCAATGCCGACGTGAACCCGACCGTCGCCGTGACCGCTTCTACCGCGACCCTGCTGCCCTATGCCTACCTGGGCGACTGGTCCGCGTTCCGTTGGGGCTACGCTGCCAACATGCCGCTGGAAGTCATCGAGTATGGCAATCCCGACGGCGGCAGCTACGACCTGAAGCAGTCCAATGAAGTTCTGCTCCGGACTGAAGCTTACATCGGCTGGGGCATCCTGGATCCGAAGGCGTTCGCCCGCATTGCGACCACGGCCTGATGAAATTCATCAATCGCCGGAACGGCATCGTGATCGAAATGCCGGACGATTGGCACGGGGATTGCTGGGAGCCGGTTGAGAAACCGGCCCCGGCTCCCGAGGCCGCGCCGAAGGTAAGCACGGCGAAAAAGCCGGCAGAAAAGAAAACCAAGAAGTGAGGTGAGCGCATGGCCGATTTTGCGAGCGTGACTGATATCCAGAATCTGAAGCGTGCGCTGACCGTGTCCGAACAGACGCGGGCAGGCTATCTGCTCTCAGTTGTGTCAGACGCCATCCGGTACGAAGCTCAGAAGGTCGGTAAGGACGCTGACGCGATGGTTGCTGCTGACACTGTCTTCGCGAACGTTGTGAAGGCGGTCACCGTCGACGTGGTCATGCGCGAACTGAACACGCCTGGCACGCAAGTGCCTGCGACCCAGTACTCTGAGAGCGCCGGGAGCGTTAGCACGTCCTATTCATTGCCGAATGGGTCGGGGCGGATCGCACTCTGGCCGTCCGATCTGAAGTCGCTGGGCTTCCGGCGGCAGCTGATCGGTTCGCTTCCGCTCTGGTCGCCTCCTGTGCAAGGCGGTGGTCAGTAATGGCACTTCCTTCCTGGGCAACTGATAGTGTGGTCCGGATCCGGCCCGGTACGATTGACCGGCGTGGATCCACAGAGCCGGACTGGAGCGCCGATAAGGTGAATGAGCTGACGATCAACGGATGCTCAGTCCAGCCGGCGACGACGACCCTGTCTCAGGATGGCCGCGTGCTCGGAATAACTGATACCTGGACCTGTTTCTTCCCGCCGGAGGCCGACGTGGCCGCGGGGGACAAGATCAGGTGGAACAATAACGAGTATCAGCTGATGGGTGAGCCGCGGGTCTGGAAATCCCCGACCGGGCTGGTTTCCAGCATCCAGGCATCGCTTGAAAGGTGGTCGGGCTGATGGCTAAGGATATCGAAATCGAATTCTTTTCCTCGGGCTTTGAGCAGATCCTGACCTCCGGCGGCACAATGGCCGCTGTCCAGAGCGTGGCGTATGAGATCCGCGACAGGGCAAACGCGAACAACGGCCGCGGAGGGTCCGGATTCTATTCCGGCGCCCGCATCGGCCGTGCTTTCGGATGTAATCGTGCTCTCGGATTTGTTTACACTTCCGATGAAAAGAGCGCGATCGCGGAGGCTGAAGACAAAGCTTTGAGTGGGGCGGTGATGTAATGCCGGATACAGTAACGATCAGGCGGTCTGTTGACATCGAAGACGAAGTCAGGGTCGCTTTGAAGGATAAGCTGACGGCGTACTGCCGCCCGCTCCCGGCGAACTTCACCACGCCGTGCATCCTGATCACCCAGGTCGGCGGAACGGACGAAAGCGGATTCGTTGACATGTTCGACGTCACGCTGGACGCCCGGGCGAAGAGCGCAGCCGACGCAAACGAAACACTCCGGAACGCGATCGGGCTCCTGCGGAAGGCCGCGGGGGATCACTCGACGGCGATCCGGCATGTGGAAGTCAATTCTTCCGGGAACTGGGGGAACGATCCCGTCAGGCCGGATCTTTCGATGTACTCGGCGCGGATCCGCGTCTGGGCACATCTCGAACAAGCACAAATTTAAGGAGGAACAACGAAAATGAGCAATGCTGTTAATCTTGGCATTGGCGCTGCGACCGGTATGTTCTACCATGCCCCGAAGGGCACCGCTCTCCCGGATTTCCCGACCACGCCCGCGAGCACCGCTTGGGTGGAAGTCGGCTACATTTCCGA